ATGGTGGGCGCGACAGGGATTGAACCTGTGACCCCACCCGTGTGAAGGTCGGACCGTGTTCGCGCTATGGCGCTGTGATCACCGGCGAAATCATCGATCACAAAAGCACCCTTGTACGGGCTTTGTACGATAAAGGGGGCGGCCGTTCGGTTCGCCCGAGCAACCGCCCCCTCGGTCGCACCCTTGGTGCATAAGGGCGCAAGAGCGCAATATAGGTTGGTCACCCACGTTCAAGTGAGGAGACCAGGCATGGAAGATTTTGACGCACTTCAACGCGAATTTGATCGCGTGAGCATCTTCACGTGCTTCGACAGCAGCCAGCGCATCTGGTGGATCTATCTTCGCGCAGCTGTCGAGAAATGGCTGGAGCGCAACGAAGACCCCGAGATCCGCGCCGCCTATGATCGGCTGAAGGAGTTTCCCGAGAACCTGCCCAACGAGGCGGCGCGGTGGATTGATCTGCGCGATGCGGTGGGCAGAGTACTAGCCAGCTGTCACTGAGTTGCCCGCCGGTCGCTTGTAGAACGGACTGGTACGTACACGCGACCGGCGGAACTCAGGTTGGCAGCACCCGGGCAGGGAGTGGTTGGCTGCTGAGACCCGTATGGCAGCGTTTGGTTTCAATCGATGAACCGCGAGCATAAGGGGCATTGCGATGTCGGTGCGCGATGAAGTTGTGGGAGGCGATTAGGTGGGGGCTACTAGATGCTTAAAGTACAGCGGATGCGCTTGCTTTAAGCAGGATCTCGGAGCCATCTCTCGACAGCCGCAGAAGGCACATGCTGGTCGCCAATTTCAAAGATGGCCGCTCTACCAACGAGCTTAGGTCTGCCGAGGTGCTGCTCTACTCCAGAGTAAAAAGGGCGCCCAACATAATCGTCGAACATCAAGACAGCCTTAGCCCTCGTATCGTGAGCTCTCAGAGCAGCTTGCAGGGCACAGGCTACTCGGTATCGCCCGTCGACTAAAACAAAATCTGGGAATTGAGGAGAGAACCACGGTGCCATGACGTATCTGCGGGCAAGGCTGACGCGCGGGAAGGCTGGCATCCCCCATTCCATGGCAAGGCCGAGGCTAGACACGATCTGGGTGACTGAATTGCTGGTCAACTGAGAGGCCACAGCCCGCGCATAATGGCCGTCGCTTTCGACGCTGATCGTTGACACGCCCAAGCTGCTGGCCAAAACCGTGCTGCCGCCTGAGCCGAACTCGACGTACGCGCGAGAGTGAGCGATCTGCTCCTTAAAGAAATCAACTTCCTCAGGCGGCATATGCGGAACGGGCCCAGGAGGAGGAAATCCGATTATCCGCTGGCGATAGGCGTGTACTGCCACGTTCTGAAGTTTAGATAGATAGCGTAACAATCTTGCCCCCCCCGGTGTGTACACTTAGCCCATTCGTGTCTCTGAATAGGTCGGTGTGATTGAGTTCACCCTGACTCAAAGCCCGATGCGGTGAAGTTTGCCTGCAATTTTCCTGTAGAGGGCAGGAGGGAGAAGGTCTCTCACCAATTCCTCCCGCGCGACTTTGCGATCTGTCTGATCTTTCGAACCAGGTCGCGGCCTGAAATGCGTGGTGTGCTGCTTTTTCGAGTCTGACCACGTTGCAGTGTAATAATATAGCGCGATTGACTGGCGCGGACGGCCATCAGGATGATTTACCGGCTCAGGGTTGCCATGCCACGAACGTGATGTCGTGTTGAAGCAGCACATTCGGTTGAAAATGGGCACAAAGCTCTCAACCTGAGCCGACATGTCGTCGTTCCAAATTTCGAATGATCCGCCGTACTCGGGCTTCCAGTCTTTGTTCAGATATATGAGGACGTTGATTCGTCGCTCCAAGTTCATCATCTTATGGTGATTGAAATCGGCGTGGATATCGAGATGGCCGCCATTCGACACCACATGGATTCCGCCACCCAAAAAATATGGGTCAGGAATAAGGCCCTTGATGCCAGTCAATGACTCAAGGAATCCAATGAATGGTCTGGAGTTCAAGGCATACAGCAGCTGGCGCGTATAGTGCGGTAGCTTTTCTGGAGAATAGCTAGTCTTTAGCCTCTCCTGAGCTCTGTCAAAAGCCGATTCCGGAGCAGGTAATTCTTTGAGTTCTTCTAGAACTGCTTCGAGGATCGACTGATCAAGGAAATCGTCATAACAACCGTATGGGAATGGTGACTTTGACTGGTATTCAGAGGATAGGTTCTCCCCTAGCGCTTTCGCCGCAGCAGTTTCAATCAGGAGGGTCTCAGGGTTTAGCTGGAAAAGAGGCTCGGCCATATTGCACTCTGATATCAACGACATCTTTTGGTAAGTGACCTGATTGCTCCGTGCAAGTTTAAACCGGCGCTGGTCTGATATAGCCCCGCGCTGCGGTCAGCGCTCTTCAGTCTCGGCTCGTACCTGCCGTAGCTGAATATCAAATCCGGATAGGTGGTCGAACATAAAGTGGGCGCAGCATATCAACGGGTCAGCGTGACGCGCGGGAACAGGCAAATCCCCCCTTCAAATGACGAGGTTCGAGACAATCTGAGTGACCACCCTGGCCGCCGCCCGCGCGACGACTGCCAGCGAATTCTGACCATCGCGCTCCACCATTTGCTTTTCGAAGCCCTCGTTTAGTGTTACAGTCTGTAAATGCTTAAGAAACTGATTGCAGCGTTGCGCCGAATCTTTTCGGATAAAACCTGCCCCAAGTGCAAAAGCGATCAGAAGTGCCAGGATTGCCTTGATTGGTGGGCCATCCGGTAAGCCATCACAGCGTCCCGATCAGGCCGGGAAGAACCGGCAACTGATAGGCCCTAAGCTGGTTAAAGCCCGTGACAGTCAGGTGAACGCCATCATGCGTTGACAGCCCCGTGAACGTCGAAGCGTTCATGAATACAACCTTGGGGTTAGCAAAGCCGGTAACGATGCTTTGGATCGAGCCGCTTTCGGCAGGCCAAAGGTTAGCCCCTTCCGGAAGCAGGCCCCGGCAGATTACCCGCCCATAGCCAGCGGCAACAAGCGCGCTGACTATGTATTGATAATCAGCGATCTCGGTTGCGTCGAAAGCGCCGCCCGTGTTGTTCCGGCCAATCGTCAGGAAGGCCACATCCTGTGAAGTGATTTCCTTGTTTGCAAGAATTAGGTCGATGCGGGCACGCAGGTTGGCGATGGTATTGCCACTGATGCCGAAGTTACCGCCGATCCTGTTGAGGCCAACGGCGGTCTGGAATACCGTGGCAAAGCCGCGATCTTGCGGGGCGTTTCCTGCGGTGCCTTCCGCCACGCTGTCACCGTATTCATCAAATCGGCCAACGTGCGCGGGGAAGGTCGCGAAGTTCGCATTGTAGAGCGCAATGACTTGGTTGGCGCGTTCTTCGGTCCAGATCGCGTATTCTTTCAGACCCGAAAAGCCCGTCAGTTTGGTAAGGCGGGCATTCAATGCACCTGCGCCGACGCCGTTAAGCGCATAGCGGGTCGTCGAAGTGCCATCGTTGATCCAGCACCAATCGTCCTCGCCGTAAATCCAGAACTCGGTCGCGTCGGTCCTGATCTTGAAGCTACTGGTGTTGCGATTGCCGGACGGGCTGAAGGTGTTTGCCACGCGCCCCGGCGACTGAACGCCTGCGGGGGTGTTTACGTCAAGGCCGCCGGGAGCATTCGCAAAGGCGCACGCGCTTTCCAGAATGTTGAGGCCGGAAGTTTCCATCTGCACTGCACGCGGCACAGTCACAGCGGGAGCCGCGCCCGTGACCCGCAGGAAGTTGCCCGTGGTCGGCACATGGACGCTCACGCCATAAGCCGAGTTGACGCGCACAAGCACAGTGTGCGGCGTGTCAGACAGCCCCGTGAAAAGCGTATATTCGCCGCCGCTTGCCGCGCCCGCACTGACAAATGCCCCGCCATCAACGGACACTTCAACCATGCCGCTCGGCTGCGAAGAGTTCTGAAACATGCGGATGAAGGCGGCGGTGCCGGTAATGTCCGCGATGAATGCGCCGGGGATCGAACCGCTATTCGCCGGCGGAAACAGAATGCGGCCTGCCGTGCCGTAATCGAAAGCCCCCATAAAGCCGGTAATGAGTTGGCTGTAGGTGTAATCCGTGCCCGTTGCCATAATCGGGCCGGGGAGCGGCGCGACTGCGCTCACATCGCTGCTCCCGCTCGAAACGCGCGGGCTGTTCGCGCTGTCCGCAAGCGTCTCGGTAAGCGACCATGCCTGCGAGCCGGTCGGCGCATCCGCCGCGACAGCAATTGTGCGAGCAGCCCCGTTCAGCGTCCATCCGGTCGGCATGGTGCCCGTGATCGTGCTGCCTGCCGTCGCGCCGGTGATGCTGATGGTGGTGCCGCGCGACACGCTGGCAGGCACCGACAGCGCGTTCAGGCTCGGTTGCTCAAACACGTTGGTGACGCCGATCGAGAACGTGCGGCTAATCGTGTCTGTGCCGTTCGTCGCCTGAATGCTGACCGAATGGCTAGGTGAGCCGCCTGTTTCGGGGTCGGCGTTCAAAGCCGCCGCCGTGTTGAGGTTCGCGCCGCCCGTGCCAGCCAGGACGAACTTGCTGTCCGGGTCCGCCGTCTTGGTGAAGGTCCAAGTGCCCGTGCCGTTCACAACCGAAAGCACGCCCACGGTCGAGCCGACAACCGCGTTCTCGGCAATGGATGATGCCGACAGCAGGATCTGCGGCCCGCTTGCGCGCCGCACCCCGAACGGCGACCTGATCCCGCTCAGCGGCGATACGATCTCACGCATGGCTGACGAACACCTGCTGGGTGCCGTTGCTCGAGCGGGCCCAGACGCGGTTCGCGCCGCTCACGCCCGGGAAGAGCTCGGCAAGCGCGCGGTTGGATTCCCCCTGTCCGGCTGCATAGGTCAGCCCGCCGGCATCGGCAGTGGGGGGCGTGGGGCCATTGGTGGCGGTCACCACGATCGGCATCGCGCTCACGTTCTGGAACGTGATACTGGTCACGGCGGCGTCGGTCAGTTCGGCCCAGTTGATGGGGCCGACGGGCTTGTTGGTGTGCTGGGGCATGAAACTCTCCTTGCGTGCTGGTGATCAGAAGATGCCGAGGAACTTGGGGCGCGCGCGCTTCACAGCCTCGGAGTCGCGGGCTTCGCATCTCGACACGATGCCGATTGCGGAAATGACCCTGTCATTGGCCTTGTCGAGCTGGCCGGTTTGCGCGTCGGCGAAGGCGATCCAGTCGCCTGCGGTCTCGCCGTCCGGGAGCGGGGCGCCGGGGACAGGCTCGCGCCATTCGTCAGGGAGAAGGCTGCTGCAGGCACTCGGGGCGGCCACGATAGGCGGCGCGCTTACACAGGCTGCGCAGGCCAGCACCATGAACGCCACGGTCGACAGGCGCATCAGCGCCCGGGGCAGAGCGGATTTCATCGGCATTCTCCATGGTGGTGCGGTCGGTTGCGGCAGCGCGCGCGCTCGCCTCGCCGACAGTGTTGGCAGCATCGACCCCGCTGGCGATCGCGGCACCGGTCTGCCCCGTGGCAAGCTTGGCCTCGGTCTTCGCGGTGGTGGCGGTCTGGCAGGATTGCAGGATCAGGAACCCGGCCAGCAGCAAGGCCAGCACCAGGCCGATGATCACCCGGATCGCTAGCGGGGTGAGGCTGCGCCAGAAGCGGATCACGCCTTTTCTCCCGGCTCGGTCTCGACATGCTCCTGGCTGACCCGCCAGAGCGCGCGGATCGCGTTGATCACATCGCCGATGCGCAGGCCGATCATGGTGACGATCGCGGACAGAACCGCCTCGGCGTTCTTGGGCATCCCCCAGCGCGCAACGATCACTGCCACCACCGCGAGGGTCAGCATCCCGAGCCCGGCGATAGTGAACATCCAGAACTCGCGAATAGCCAGCTTGGCGAGGATGACCTTGATCATGCCACCATCTCCCGCCGCATCGCGCGGGCGAGCTTCAGGTGGTACTCCGTCTTGCGGAACCCCGCGCCGTTGTAGCCGCGGGCGAACGCCTCGTTCTGCGCCGGGTCCGGCCCGATCCGGCGCAGCGCAGCTTCAAGGCGGTTGGCTCGGATGAAGGCCGCCAGTGCGCGGTAGTGGCCGAGCTCGCTCTCCCGGATGCTCCATGCGAAGTCGAACACGCTGGCATAACCCAGCGCCTTCCAGTGCCCACCCATGATCTGGAACTTGCCCCAGCTGCAGCTCTCGAACGCGGCAACCGGATCGATGGCGCAGGCCTCGACCAGCTTCTCCCAGCTGTCGTTGATGCCGTCGCGGTCGGCGTCGAGCGTGTAACCGCCGGGCGTGCTGGCGGCGAGGAAGTGGCCGAGCACGCTGGATGCAGACAGCGCCCGGCCGATGCGGCGGAACAGCCAGTGCCGCTCGAACAGGATCTTCGTGTGGCCGCTGGGCAGGAAAGGGTTGCCCCCACTCTCGACCGCCGCAACCGCGCGCAGGTTTTCGACCGGAACACCGATCTCCTGCGCGACCATGCGGATCTCGCCTGCCGTCACTGCCGCCGCACCGCGGTTGGCAAACAGCTCGAAGATGGCGCGCTGGGTGCGAGGGCCGACGACGCCGTCGACGGTCAGCACCGCCCCCTTGCCGACAAGAAAGCGCTGCAGCGCCTCGCGATTGGCTTTGCTCATGGCTGTCCGCCTCCGATGAAGTAGTGGTAGATTCCGGTCGCCGCGGCGCCGATGAAGGTGAAGGCACCGCCGCCGACCAGAACCTTGCCCAGCTGGGCCATGCCTTTCTGGCGCTCGGCCTCGTCGAGCAGCTGCTGAAGCTTGGGCCCCGCCAGCACGAGCGGCTGCATCTTCAGGATCATCTCATCGAGCTTCCCGTCGAGATCGCCGATCGCGCGCGCATGGTTGGACGACGCGGCCGACAATGCAGCCTTGAGATCGCGGATCTCGATCCCCTGCGCCCTGATCGTCGCCTTTAGGGCGGCGACGTCGGGATCGGCGCTCATGCCTTCACCTCAAGGCAGGTCCGATCCCCGTCACGCCAGACCACCCATTGACCGGGCACACAAATGCGCTGCGCCTCGCCGCGTTCGACGGCGGCGATTGCCTCTTCTTTTGTCATGATAACCCCTGTCGGGTGGCGATGATGTGGCGTGCTAAGTGTCGGCGATCAGGGTTCGACGCACTGGGTGTCAGGCGGGCAATCCGGGTTCGGATTGACCGGCAGCGGTCCTTCACGCGGCGGCTGCGGCGGCTGCGGGGGCGGCGGCTCGCAGGCGGCGAGGCCCATCGCCAGGGCGGCGATCACGATCATTCGCATGTCAGTTCTCCTTTGCTTTGAGGACTTCGATTTCGGCCAGCAGGCCCTTGATGATCTCGAGCAGCGCATCGGGATCGCGCATCGCGGCGCGGTTTTCGTCCTGGACACGCTTGGCGACATCGGCCCGCCAGCGCCCCTCATGCTCGACCCAGTGCCAATGCTCGCCGGGCGGCGGATGCGGCACACCATCGGAAACGACACGCCATCCGCCGTAGCCATCGGCGCTTTCCACGAGGCAGCGCTCGCCGGTTTCGGGGCATTCGAGCAGGATCATGCCGTTGCACTCGCATTGCCCAGAAAGGCGACCGTTCGCACATTGCCGAGGCTCACCCGCGCCACGAACCGGAAGCGCTGGATGCTACCGGGCATGAGACCCGTGGCCGTCCGGTTGCAGGTCAGTGAGCCGGGGGATGCAGTGAAGAAGAACTCGCCGGGGAACGGCTCATCCAAGAAGACCTCCGGGTTAGGCGAGGATGTCGCGGGCGCCCCCACATCAGCCCACGTTCCAGGCGAAGTCTCGCGCTGCCACTTGCCCTCAACAGTCGTCCCGCCCTGCGGCGCTTCTGCATTCACAAGCAGGTCGGCCACCGCTGTCAAACTGACCGACGAAGTCGAACTAGGCAGCGTGATCTGGATGGGAATGTCATGCGCCTGAGCGAATGTGCTTGATGCGATCGAGGTAAGCGGCGCGAGGCTGGGCGAGGCGACATTGCGTGCCACCCGCACTACGAACGGTGGCGAGGCGCGGCCCGCCACGCTCGGCGTGATCCGCAAGGTCGCTTCCGGCGAGGCGAGCGCAGAGTTGATGCGAAGCTGCCCCGTGCCCGAACCCACGATGCTCGGCGCGGTGCCAGTGAAGGAACCGCTGACCACGCTCACGCTCCACGATACCCCGCTGGTCAGCGGCGAAGCGCCGGCCACACCAAGCTGATAGTCGGCAGTGAGCGGCAGGGGAGAGAGCAGCGCAAGGTCCGCGCGGAACTGCATAGTGATGTCCGCAGGGCCGCTGACGGTGCGCGTTATGTCCGAACCGTCTTCCGGCCGCCCCGACCCGGTGACGCTTCCCCAGGTCGCACGCCTGCTGGCTTCCAGAGCGATGCCATCAAGAACGGACTGTCGCCAGGCGTAGTAGTTTGTGAAAACCGCGTTGAACGCCGCCCGGTCGATAGGCGTGTCCGTCGCCCCGCTCAGATCCCAGGCGGGGTGAGAGATGGCAAAGCTGTTATACGCGCTGTCGTAATTCGTGACCGATACCGAAAGCGCCACTGCCCGCGCACGGATGGTGGGATATTCGGCGATGATCGCATCGCGTTGCTTGCGGATCTCCGGCTTCTCGTCGCGCGACAGAAGCCCGTCACTGGTGATGATGCTGATCGCAGCGTTGGCGGCGAAAGCAGCGGCATTGGCGGCGGCAGCCTGATTGGCAGCATCGGTGATGCTCGGCACCAGTTCGCTGTTCCGCAGACCCGGATCAGCCTTGTCGGTCGGAAGCTCGCCAATGAGCAGCGGCCCGCCAGCGTCGATCGGGCCGGTCAGCACCGGGCCCGGCGTGTATGGCGGATGCAGGGTCTGACCCGGTGCTGCCGGAGCGATCATAGGCTCCGAGATCACGAGATCCATCAAACCAGCAGCGCCTGATATCCCGTAAAGTTCGATCCGCGCGGATACGATATCGGTCGGCACGGTAAGGAAGAACCGCACGGGATCGTTGGCGATGAACCGTGGGGCGTTGCCCGTCGTGACGCTGCCCGCTTCCGCCGAGATCGCATAGGATGAACCATCCGCGCGGAAGCCCCAGAGGACGATGGACCAGTTTTGCGCGCCGGGGCCTGCCAGTTCGACGCGGGTCTGAAACGAAATCCGCTCACCCGGTGTAAGTCGGAAAGCGGGCAATCCGGAAGGCGCGGTGCCGATCGAAACGGTCTGCCCCGGTGCCGTCGCGGTCGCCTTGACGCGGAAGAACCGCAGTCCTTGGAACGTGCCATAGTCTGTCGGGGCAGATAGTCCGGCCCCGTTGAACTGAAGCACCCAACCGCCGTCGACCTCCATGCCCGAGAGCGGCACAAGGTTCGAGTTGGCAGGGGCAACGCTGGCCCCGGCAGGAGCCTGAAACAGACGCCAGTGAGTGTTCGACGTAACCGGCCACACCGGCAAGGTCTGCCCGGCGGCGGGGGCCGCGTTGATGTACGCCCAGGCCGCGCCATCCGGACCGGTCACAACATCATCGCGCCGGTACACGCGGGCAGCTGCATACTCGCCCTGCCAGCGATAGTTGAACGCGGCTTCGTCGGCGCTGTGCACTTCGAAGGTGAGTTCGGCCTCGGTCGCAAGACGCCAGCTGGGGGCGGCCTTGGCCAGCTCCTCGACCGCCACAACGCGCAACGCGCTGGTATCGTCCGGCGCCAGCGTGTCCGACGGCGTGCCGATCGCCAGCGCCTGCGCAAACAGTTCGCCCCGCAAGGACACCCCGGCAACCGCGCCCACGCTGTCCGCGACCTGCGCGATTACATCCCGCGCCGAAACCTGCTCGCGCAGCTGCAGAGCCAGATTGTAGGGGCGCGCCGTATCCAGCGCGGTCAGGCTGGACGCGTTGACCGTGCCACCGGCCAGATCGGCAATCCGGCGGACCATCGCCCCCGGCCGCCGCACATAGCCACCGGTCCCGCTGTTGCTGCCCGAGACATCGAAGCTAACCCGGCCATCCGGCGGTGCGCCAAGCCGCACCAGGCCAAGCGCAAGACAGGTCCCCCAGCCACCGTTCGGGATGCTCGCCGCCTTGAGCGCGGCCAGAGTGGCGAAGTTGCCGGCGCTCGCGCCGAGGCTGGCGAGCCGGTCATAGACGGCATTCACCGCCTGCACCGGGCCATTGCTGACCATCCAGATGTTGTCGACGTTGTCGATCAGCGTGCCGCCGCAGAAGCGGGCGTTGCCCAGCACCAGCGGCTCGACCTGCCCGGTCAGATCGGCAGGCCCCTCGATCCCGCCCGTCCCGGCAAACAGGGAGAGAAGCGGCTTGTCGGCCCAGCTGTCCTGCACCGCCGCATCGAAGCGAGCGATGCGGGCCGCCTCGTCGACATCGGGTTCGCCGGTGATCCGGCCATCGAAGCGCAGGGTCAGCGGGCCGAGATCGACCGTTGCCGGGCTGGTGATGTCACCGGTCCAAATCCGCACGCGGGCATCGGCAAAGCGCGGACGGGTTGCTGGCGATCCAGTGAACCCCGCCAACCCTCTTGCCGTCACGGTAAAGCCGGTGCGCGGTGCGGTTACCTGCCCGGCGAAGGCGCCGCCGAAGAAATCGAGCGCGAAGTCTGGCAGGGTGGCCAGCGCCGGTTCCCACTCTTCGCCGCCCAGATGGCAGGCCTCGGGGATATCGTGGCTGGCGATCCGCACGGGCACGGCGGTGCCTGACGCGTCCTGCGCGTCGATCCGGATCAGGGTCACGTTCATGTCAGTCGACCGCGACGAAGTTCACTTCGGCCTGGAACGCGCCCGGCTGCCGGTGGATGCTGCCGAGGTTCCCGGTCAGGTGGCCAATGCCCATGCGGTTCTGGCGGTGCGGGTGGGGATCGGAATCTGTCACCAGCACCACGGGATCGGTGTTGCCGACCTGCTCGAACAGGCGCTGGAGCGTGTCTTCCAGCTCATCCCGGCGAACCGAGGAGAAAGTCAGGCCCATGCCGCGCAGCTTGACCCCAGGACGGCGAAGTACCACGCCTCGTGGGCTGTAATCCACCTGCCCAAGATCGCGAACGCCGAACGCCGCGCCATAGCTGTAATTGCGCGCTGGCTGGAAGCGCTTGCCGACCGCGATCATGGCGATCTGGATTGCCGCGCCAGCGAGGTCGATGAAGTTGATGGCAATGTAGCGGGCCACCGCAGGAGCGCCCGCCGGGGCCATCCACAGCGCCTTGCCCCGACCAGAGACAGGCTGTGCCGAGCCTGCCAGAAGAGGCACGATCGACCCTTGCCAGAACGCTCCCGAAAAAGGCCCTTGCGCTGCTGTCGCCAGGGCGACTGACCACGTCCACCCGGATGACGGGGACGCATTGGCATTTCCGACCCCGAACAGAGCAATGGTGTCGACAGCTTGGTCACTGCCCAAGTCGATCACAATCCCGCGCGTCGGCGCTCCAGTATCGCTGCGCCAGACGCGACCCATGCGCGGCACCGGCCAAGGAGTGAGGTTGGCCTCGGTGAAACCGCTGGCACGGCTATCGGCAGTGATCGAGACCCACCGCAGCGGCCGCATCAGGAATGCGTTTGCCATCAGCCAATCACCTCTAGCTCGGTCCGTTCTTCGTTCAGATCCACCCGCCAGCGTGTCACCAGCACCGGCCCGTCAAAGCCCAGCTCGGGATCGGTCAGCGTGAAGGTCGGGATGCCGGCAGCGGGATCGATCCACAGCAGGCCATCAATCACCACCGCGAAGCGGCGCCGGAAGGTACCTGTCAGGGACGCTTTGGCCGCCAGAACCGTCGCCGCGTCGGCCGCGCTTTCGAAGAAGCCGGGCTCAGGCGCGCTGGCCTGATCGCCTGCCGAGGGAAAGCGCGTGCGGATCGCGGTGTCTTCACGCGTGACGATGCGCGCGCGCCGTGTGGCGCGGATGATATCGGTCGGGAGGGCGGTCATTGGATGTAGGCTCTCGGCGCGCCGATGAAGTCGCTGGCGGGACCGCCTCTGACGCCGTTGTCATTGATCGCTTCGAGGATGCGGTTGAGGATCGCGGTCTGGTCGGCGAGGATGTAGGCGGCGTCCTGGGTGTTCTTGGCGATGGCCGAACCGAACGGATCGCGGGTGTCTGCCCCGCGCGCGCTGGCCTGATCGACAAACCCGATGGCCTGTCCGGTTAGCGCGCGGATGCGGTCGAAGTCGGAGAAGAACGCGCCCGAGCTGGCGTTGCTCTGGCGGCTGATCGACAGCAGCAGCTGGCTCGCCTGCGTGAACCCGTCCTGGTTGATGGCACCGGCAGCCGCGCGGGCGCGTTCCTCGGCAGCGGCGATGTCGGCGGCGCTGGCGCCCGATCCGCGCAGACGCTCGGCCTCGGCCCGAGCCGCCTCGGCGGCGCTGATCTGGGCGATGAAGGGCTGCAGCTGCCGCTCGGCCTCTTCGCGCTGTTCGCGCAGGGACAGCGGCGAATTCGAACCGGCGTTAAGAGAAGCGAGGAAGTCCTTGAGAGTCTGGCTTGCCGCTCCGATGCTGGCAATGGCATCGGCCTTTTCCAGCTCCCACAACTGGCGCGCCTGTGCGATCTGTTCGGCGCTGGCCGATCCTTCGATCAGAGCATCATTGACCTTCTTGAACTTGTCGTAAAGGTCATCCAGCGCCGCGCCGAGCGGATCGAGCCGCTGGCGCAGCAGCTTCGGGATCTGTTCGATCAGCAGCGCCTTTTCGATCTGCTGGTCCAGATCGCCGCCCTTGGACAGCAGGTTCTGGCTGGCTTGGCTGATGCCGGTGACAACCCCGTCCCTGATCAGGTCCTGAATGGCGAAGCGGATCGCCGCTTCCTGATCGCTGCCGAAGTCGATCGCGCCGTTGCCGATCTTGGTCGCGCCGCCGCCCCGCGGATCGACCCGGAAACTGTTCTTGCGCATGCCGAAGGACACGCTCCCGCGCGAGGCATCCACCTCGCCGCCCAGCTGGTCCGCGATCTGGAAGATGGCATCTATCAGGCTGCCCGCCCCGGCCGTTGCGGTCTGGTCACGGGCAGAGGAATTGCCCTGCCGCCCGGTAATGCCCAGCGTCCCGCCGAGCCCGCCGACAGTGACGCTGGCGCGCTTCGGGCTGGACAGTACCTTGGGCAGCACAGACCCGAGCAATGCCCCCGCGATTGCGCCAATCGGCCCACCAAAGCTGCCAAGAGCTGCGATGCTGGAGCCCAGCGCCTGCCCGCCGATGGAGCCGACAAGCCCGCCGAGCTGGCTGGCCTGACCTCCACCGACCAGAGAGGTGGTGAGCGTACCGAGGCCGAGCGCGAAGCCGGGAGATTTCAGGAAAGGAGTGCGCAACGTCGCATCGAAGCCACCACCAGTCGTCGGAAGAATGCCGCCACTTGGCAGCAGCCCACCACCTCCACTGCCCGAGCCGCCGCCACCGATCCCAAAGATCCCGCCGCCGAAGCCGGTCATTGTCGGGCCGTTGAACAGCCCATTGTCATTAGCGGCGCCAAAGCCACCACCTGCCCCCATGAAGATGCTGGCGAGCGGCGAACGGTTCATGGCCCCGCCCAGCGCCGAGTTGAGGTTGAAGCCCTGCCCGGACAGCATCGCCAGCGTCCACTGCGCAGCGATTTCGGCGATGATGCGGGTGCCTTCATCTTTGAAGCTGCGCCACAGATCCTTGGTGCCGCCCCGGAACGCGATCTCGTAGAAGTCGGCGACATCGAGGATCGCCTGCTCGTGAAGCCGGCGGAACACCTCGGCCTGTTGCTCGGCAAGGCGCTCAGCCTCTTCTGCCTGTCGCTTGGCCTCGCGGTCTTGTTCGGCGCGGGCCTTCTGGGCAGCGGCATCGCCGGTCGCCTTCTGGGCGGCGTTGCCCTGATCGATCAGCAGCTGCAGCCGGTCGCGGTCCGCCTGGGTGAGTTCCTTTGTGATCCCCAGCGCTTTGGCCAGCGCCTCGACCGTTTCGTTCACGGCAAGTGGATGCTGGCGCAGGAAGCCGAGTTCCGCCTCGGCACGGGCGGCGGCTTCGTCGCCCTGTTCGGTGCGGATCCGCGCCACCTCGGCGCTGTCTTCCTGCGCGCGCAGGGTGCGGGCGATGGCGTCCCGCAGCTGTTCCTCGTTGCGGATCGCTTCCTTGGCCGCGCGCTCGGCCTCGCGCTCGGCAGCGGACTGGGTGGGATTGCGGGCACCGCCGCCACCGGTCCGCCTTTGGGAAATGCCGGTCACGCGCGGCGGGGCAGAACCCGCAGGACCCTGACGGGCTTGTGCAAACTCGTCGAGCAGGGTTTGACCGAAGGTGCGGCTGCCGAAAACGCTCGGATCGCTCAGGGCGTTCGGCTCGAAGCGGACGTCTTTCGTCGTGATGAGACCGCCAAGATAGGAGCCGGTCACCGTTTCACGGCGGCCAAACCGCCGGTTGAGGTCACCGACTGCAGCAGCGCGCTGATCGGGGCTCAGGCCCTGTGGCAGGCTCGCAACCGAGTTGCGGTAACGCTGTTCGGTATCGATGAACTTCACGAACTCGCCGGTTGCTTTGATGGCCCCATCGGCAAGCGTGAACAGGCTGTCGGCCAGCGCGTTGATAGATTCCGCGTTGTCGGCCACCACCTTGGCCACGCTGCGCGAAAGCTGGTTCTTGAGCTCCTCGATCTTGGCGTTGGTTGCCTGCAGGTCCTGAATTTCCTTGGCGCTCAGCGCGCCGCCGAACCGGTCGACCTCTGCCGCAGCGACATTGAAACCGTCCGCGCCCTTGAGCAGCAGCGGATAGAGGATCTGGAATTCATCGCCGAGCAGCTGCGCGCCAAGCCGCATGCGATCGGCAGGATCCTCGATCGCGGCAATCCGCTTGGCGAGGTCGAGCATCACGGCATCGGTGGCACGCGCCTGACCGGAAACCGTCTGGAAGGAGACGCCGAGATCGACGAAACCCTGCTGGGCCTGCCGGTTGCCGGCATTGGCCTCGCCGATCTTCTGGGTGAGATTGGCCAGCTGGTCGTTGAAATTGTCGGTGCTGATCCCGGCAGTCTGGGCCGCCTGCCGCCACACCTGAAGCTGTTCGGCCCCGATGTTGAACTGGCGCGAGGTGCTGGCAATTTCCGCGCCGAGATCGGCAGAGCTGCTGATCGCGGTGCCGATCGCCGCGCCCAGCGCGCCAAGGCCGGCAGCGCCAAGAAATCCCTTGGTGAAGGTCGAACCGGCGCGCGCGCCAGCATCGCCCGAAGCCTGATCGGCGGCGTTGGTAAGGTCCTGAAACTTGACCTTGAAATCGCGGTCGAATTGCTCCCCGGCAAGGCGCAGCTTGACGATGATGTCATTGCGGGCCACGCGATGCTCCTGTAGTTTCTTCGAAAATCACCGCACGGGGCGCGCGATGCTTGACCGGTTTTTTCTGCATATCGCCAACATGATCGCCCTTGCGGGCAGCCTGCTGGCGGTCCTTTTCCTGTTCTTCGCAGTGGCTGGCCTGCTCGCCGGGAACTCCCCGATGGGCGACCTCGCCTTTTCGGCGACGATCAGCATCGTCACCTATTGCCTTGCCGGGACGATCCACCGGATCGTGGCCACGCCCGGCGCGCCGCGGGACTAGACCAGCGCCGCGACCCGCTTCGCAAATTCATCGATCATCCGGCTGCCCGCGCGGTTCACCGCGCTGCCGATCGACACGCGGTTCGCGTGCGGCTGCTGTTCGATCAGGGCGAACACCGCGATGGTGCCGGTCTGGCCGACACGCTGCCCGCCCGCCCGCCGCTCTCCCGCCACCTTGGCGGGGTTGAAGCCGCCCGGACCGATGGCACCATCGGCCACCAGCAGCGGGGTTTTGCCGGGCCGGAACAGCGGGCGCAGCTTGGCGCGGAACCGCCCCTCCCACTGGCGCGGGCTGATGTTCCGCCCCAGACTGGTGCCCAGGGCCGCCTTGAGCGGCACGGCCAGATACTTGTTGCCTACCGCCCGGTTGGTGCCGGGTAGCGACCAGTATTCGATCAGGCCCTGCGTGCGGCGTCCGCCATTGCCGAACACCTCGCCCGCCGGATCCTTGGCGGGCGTGTCGCCGCGCGGGTAGACCGCGCTCTTCCATGCCCGCCAGGCATTGCCCTTGGCGGCGGCGCGGGTCTGCGCTTCGAGGTCCTGTTCCAGCTGGCGCGTGGCCCGCTGCACCGAACGTGTGGCAGCGCGGTAGATCTCGCCGCGCAGCGCGTGGCTGACCTCGTCGACGCCCGCCAGTTCAATCTGCGTTCGCATCGGCCTGACCCTCTGTCGCCCAGTGATCGAACAGGGCGAAGGCCTCGACGGCCAGCGCGGGCTGCTCGCAATATCCGCCGGCCAGCGGCATCACCATCGGGCCAAGTCCGGCCATGCCCCCGCCGCGCGCGGCGCGCAGCCTTGCCCAGGTCTCGACCAGCGCCAGCGCCCAGCTGGGCGTGGTAAAGCGCGGGTTTTCGGCGAAGGTGAAGCCCCCGATTTTCCAACCGCCTTCGACGCTCCGCGGCAGCCGGAAATCGGCCGGGACGGTGAACAGCGCGAAGGCGGCTCTCAGTTTTTTTCCTCGCCCACCGCGTACTGGAAGTTGTGGGCGCGGTTGCCCGCGGCGTAGATCAGGGCGGGGTGAATGCGGCGCAGCACGGCATCAGGAATGTTGCCCGCCTTGTCGCGCTCGTATTCGACCGTCTTGCCGTCGGTCCCGTCGAGATTCTCCCATCCATCGACAAAGCGCTGGAAGGCAAGGATCGGCATCAGGTTGCGATAGCGGGCGTTCTGTTCGACCAGCTGGCGGTAGGGCGGCCAGCTTTTGGCAAGGATTGTCTGGATTTCCGCGATCTGGGTCTGTTCGGCCTCGCTGATCTCGGCAGGACCCGCCTCGCTGTTGACGCTGCGCAGCAGCTGCTCGAGCTCGTCGGCATCCTCGCCCGCAAGCGCGTGCACCCCGGCAATCGCCGTGTCGAGCATCACGAAGGCCGGGACAGGTGCGGCCTGATGCCGCCCTTCGAGTTCCGCGTCGAACGCGGCGCGCTCCATCAGGCTGGCCATGCGCAGGCGGAAGGCGGGGCGGGTGTCCGCCTCGCCTCCCTTGGGCTCTGCGCCGGGGCGGTACCAGGTATGGTCCTGCATCCGCTGCGCCTCAGTAGAAGCACAGGACAGCATCGCTGTCCCGCGTCTGCGGATCGGTGCCCGAATTGAGCGTGAGCAGCGACAGTTCCTCAGTGCGGAAAATGCCGCGCCGGCCCGGCGTGACATCGGCGGGCTGGGTCAGCGGCGTGGTCAGGGACCAGCGGTTGCCCGCCGCCGTGCCGCAGCGGATCACCGCCGGATAGCGCGTGCCTGCCTCGATATCGGCGATGACGTTGCGGACCGTCACCAGCGTGTCGATCGGGTCGAGCGTGAGGGTCCCGGCGCGGCGGCTGATTTCCGCCGGGCCAAAGCCGAACGGCGTGTTCGGATCGTCGCTCACTTCCATCGCCTGGTTCATGCCGAGCTGCCAGTTGCGCACGGCAATCGGCAGGCGGTTCAGCAGGACCGAATTGTTGACGCCGCTCGAGCCGATCGCAAGCGTCGGCGCGGTGTGCTGGGCGACAGTATCGGCCGGGCGGGCGACATCGGACTTGCCGAGATAGTTGCCCATGAAGCGGAAGGTCATGAAGCCGGGACGCGCCGTCTCGCCGGCGAAGTCGACCGAACCGCGCAGGCCCACGAACTTCCGCAGGACGCCGTCTTCGTAGATGTAGAGCGTGCCCGAAGGGTGATCGGTCGCCCGCGCGCTGAGATCCGCAGGGCTGGTCGGCGCGTAAGTCCAGTTGGCGGGCAGGGCAGCATTGACGGTCGCACCCAGCGCGGTGCCGAACGCATCGGCCAGCGTCGCCGCGCGGCCGGCGGTGTAATCGGTAATGTGTGCGGTGCGTCCACCCGAATCCCCCCCCGACAGAACCAGCGGCATGCCGCGATAAAGCTGCGCCGTCGCCGCGAAGGGGGCAGCAAGCGTGGCCGAGCTGACTGTGCCGGATGCCAGCGCGGTGGAAGCCACCGCGTCGGTGAACAGGCCGCGCCAGCCACAGGCCTGCAGCAGCGCGTGATGCGGCGGGCGGATGCTGGCCGAATAGGTCGCACCTGCGCCCGCGCCCTTCATGCGCACGCGGAAGGTCACTTCCACCGCCTGACCGATCACCAGCGGCGCCGCAGCGGCCAGCGATCCGTTCGCTTCTTGCGAGGCTTCGGACCGGTACGGCCCGTTATATTCGACGCTGTCGACTTCGAAGGGGAAGGCATCGGACGCACCCGGGGCCGCATCGACCCCTTCGGTGGTTTCGATCTTGAACCGCATGGCAACATTGCCGTGGCGAATTCTGGTCATGTTGGTCTCCTAGGCAGGTTGTTATGCGGGTTCTTGGGGTTCACCGAACCGCGTGTGGTAAAGAATGGCGAGCTCGAGCCCGAAGCCGAGCCGGTGATCGGCAGCGTTCTCGGCCACCGCCATGTTCAGCCGCTCGATCCGGATCTCGGTGGCGAGACCGCCGAGCACGGGTTGCGGGAACAGGGCCTCGATCACCGCGGCGTAGAGCGCGTTGGCGGCGCTGTGCGGGGCATCTCCGGCAACGAAGCCGTCAATGCCGACCGACATGACGAACGCCATCGTGTCGGTTTCTTCCTCGTCGCGGGCAGCGGCTTCGCCCTGGTCGAAGATGAACAGCGCCGGGAACTGGGTTGGATTGCCGCCCGGCATCCGGCGCACATCGCCGATCGCCGGGGTGGTGATCGCTTCAAGCCGCGCTTCGATCGCGGCGAAGATCTGCTCGCGAACCGCTGTCATGCCGATTTCACCGTGACACGGAACGCATCGACATCGTCGATATCGACCAGCGCAATCACGTTCCAGATCGCGCCAACGCCGTTGCCCTCGATCAGGATATCACCCTCGCGCGGGGTTCCTTCGAGGTCTTCCTTGCGGATCTCGAAGGTCAGGCTGCGCGCGCTTTCGTCGGCATAGAGCGAACCCGCCGCACCATGTGTGCGGACAGCGACAAGCGATTTCGAGACTACCCCGGCGCCGGTGTAGCGCACCAGCTTGCCCATCGCATTGTGGATGGCGCGGGCTGCGGCATCGCCGCCGGGGAGATCGGTCACGGGGTTCTACTCGGCTTCGTCCGAGGTGGCGTCGGGCACCGTGCGCGAACGGCCGCGCGCCGCCGGGGCCTCCACAGCCGAGGAGGCATCGACCAGCGCCTTGGCAAACTCGGGCGTGATTTCACGCTCGCCTTCGCCGATGGCCACGGTTTCGCCGGCATCACGGCGCGCGCCGGCATTGTCGATGGCGGGCGTGTGAAGGATGATCGCTTTCACTGACCCGACCCTCCGTTGTCGTCAGCGTCGTTCCCAGTGCCCGCGTCGTCGCCGTCGCCGTCGTCTTCGACTTCATCGCCGCCCAGATCTGGCGCAGGGACACCAGCGGCGAGCACCTCGTAGACGCTCCGGCGCACAACGCGCTTCTGGTTGGCGGCGATGTCGATCTGTTCCTTGGGAACGCCGGTGATCCGCTCACCCGCCTCAAAGGCCTTGCCGTCGATCAGGATGGTGGTGGCCGCAACCAGCGGATCGGCCTTGGTCTTCTTTTCAGTGGTCATGGTCATGGTCATGGTCCTTGCGCTTGGAGTGTCGCTTGGGGTCTGCCCCGCTCTGTCGCTTCAGGGGGAGGAGGAGAGAGGAGGGAGCGGGGCAGGCCGCAAGTCCGGGGACGGCAAGCGGCCGCCGCCCCCGGATGCTCAGATCGGCGGTCAGGTCGCCGGAGTGAGCGCGTCAACCATGGCGGCGAAGCTCGCGGCGTTGCGCACCGCGAAATCGACGTCCTGGAAGGCATGCACGCGGACGGCACCCTGATCGGCCAGCGCGTACTGGTTGACCATCAGGTCGAGCCCGCTCCACATGCCGAGGATCAGGTCCGACCAGTTGCCGAAGATAACGGCCGAGCAGACGCCCGAGCTGCTGCCCTTGGTGAGGTTGCCCGGCACCTGGTTGGATACGCCGGTCCGGTAGCCGTTGAGCGGCTCGTTGCCGCCGTCCCAGATCGTCGCCTCGGTCGAGGAGCCGAACTTGGTGGTCTTCTTGGCGTGGCCGCGGGTCTTTGCGTTGATCAGGTAACCGAGGTTGCCGATCGCCGCGTTGGCGGTGGCAGCCTGCGTTTCCAGATCGACGATGTGACCGTAGCTCAGCGCCGCGCCGTTGGTCCCGCCAATCACCGAACCGATACCGGCGGTGTTGAGGATGCCGCGGGGCTGGTTCGATGCGCCCGTGCCGTTGATACCGGCCGCATCGATCGCCAGTGCGAGCACCAGCGCCAGATCCGAACGGACGAAGGCTTCGACATCGATCGAGCTCTGCAGCAGCAGGCGGCGGCTGATGTCGGTGAACGCGCCCACCGTCTTCGGGGTCAGCGGCACCTGCCCGAAGCTCTGCTGGCTTTCGGTCGGCACGCCGGATTCCGCGACCCAGTAAGCGGTCGCGCCGCCGGTCTGACGCGGGATTGCGAGGTTGCCGTTGAGGTCGGCCATCATGCGGATGCCCATCTGGTTCAGCGCCAGCTGGTTGCGCAGCAGATCGATGAAGGCCGAGGCCATCAGGTCGGTGGAGACGGTGTTGCCACCATCCGCCGCCGTGCCGACGGTCAGGTCGCGCTGCCCCTCGAGAAGAGCGGTGCGGATGACGTCAACCGGAACGGTTGCGTTGCCGCGATGCTCCCGGCCGGAACGGGCGCGGGCCGCGTTCGAGGCTTCGAGCTCGAAACCGGCAGCGTCCTGCGCAGCGCGGTCGTTCGGATTGGCGAGCGCATTCAGCATGCGGATGAAGCTGAAGTTGCGGGCCTCGCGCTGGGTCAGGCCGATTTCCGGGTTCTCGGCCGTGCGGATCTGCGAGGCATTGCCGGCACGGGCCTGATAGTCCGAGATGAACTGTTCGAGGCTGCGACCTTCGGTGATCGCGGTTTCGGCCAGCTCGGCGCAGTTGAGGCGCTCGCCCATCGCCCGGATATTGGCGATGCGGTTGCGTTCCTCGCGGCGCACTTCGTCGGCGGTCGGGCCAGCTGCGGCCAGCACCACCGCCGGAGCGGCTTCGCGGGTTTCGATGACAGGGGTGGCCGGGGTGGCCGGGGTGACGGCAGCGGGCGCAGCGCCCCCGCCGGCATTACGGAATCCAGACATATCGTCTTCCTCTTCGGTTTCGGTTGGGAGAAGTGTGCGCGGGTCGAACCCCGCAGGTTCGCCATCGCGCCCGACACCGACCGACGGATCGGCAGGCACGGCCACGAGGCTGATTTCGTAGGGTTCCCAGTCGGTGGCGCGGTAGGTTTCCGCTCCGTCCTTGGCCTTTTCGAGGACCAGCTCATGGATGCGGTAGCCAACGCTCACCAGCTTGCGGATGCCGTCCCTGACATCCTGAAAGACCTCTTCCGCACGCGCCGATCGACCAAACCGGACAACCGCGTAGGCCTTGCGCCCTTTGATCCAGGCGCGTTCCACCACACCCACCTGGTCGCGGGTGTTGTGGTCCATCAGCAAGGCACCGCCCGCGTTCAGGCGGCCAAGCCTGACGGAGGCGGACTTGTGATCCAGAACCTCGGTGCCCCACCAGCGCTGGTAGGGCTCTTCCGAGGAGAAGCTAAGCTCGACGGTGCGGGCCTCTTCGTTGATCGTTTCCGCGCGGACCTCGAAGGCCAGCTCGCGGGTCAGCTGCTCAGCGGGCAGAGCCTCGCCATCGCGAGCAAGCATCGTCGCGGCGGCCGCCAGATTGGCGGCGCCGAGCAGGGCAATCTTTTTCATCGGGTTTACTCCTGATCGTCAGCCGGTCGCGCCGGAGCCTGTCCGGTCGCCCGTGGGGCGGCAAAGCCGCGTTCGTCTTCTGCCTCGAGCTCCGTCCAGACCTCTTCCGGATCCCGGCCGCGTTCGCGGATGATTTCGGCGCGGCTCTTGATCCCGAGCGCCACCGCTTCGCGCAGCGCGGCGATATCGCTCTTGGGATCGACCCATTCCCAGCGCCGGCCGAAGAACATCGGAGCGTTGAACTTGTCGAACTGCGCGTATGGCAGGCGCGAAAGATCGCGATCGTAGATCAGCGCGCGGGCCAGCCACCACTCATAGACCGGCACCTTGACCGCATCGATGTACCAGCCCTGCAGCTGCTTCCACATCTCCCGCTCGTCGAGCGTGCCCGCCCGGATCGAGGAGAAATTCACCTGCGTCAGATCGCCGGTCAGCCCATGATAGCTGACCAGACAGCCGGTTGCGATCGTGCGGCTGACCGCCTTGACGAACGGGTCGTAATTGGCGTGCGGATAGTCCGGGTCCCAGTCGACCAGCTCGTACCCTTCCGGGATAACATCGAACTGGCCGGGTGCGGCCTCGCTGATGAAATCCTGTCCTTGATCGAGAGGCTCGCCGTCCGCTTCATCATCGACCCGCATCGGGGCCCCGGCTTCCGGGTCCTTCTGCTGGAAGAAGCCCATCTTTGCCGCGCCGACATTAGCCGCGACCTGCGCCGCTTCCTGATACTGGTCTAGCATCTTGGCGCTGCGCAGCGCCGCAAACGCCCATGGCACGCCGCGCCACTGGTTGATCTCTTCCGGCACGAAGAGGTGAATGATCTCCTCGGCCGGGATGCGGTCATAATGGCGCGACCAGTTGCCGTGGATGTCGCTGTTGTTCGTTTCCTTGCGGATCCAGTAGGCGACCGGCTTCATGAAGCCGTCGAACTCCACACCCATGCGGATGCGATGCCCGTTGTCGAGCTCGCGGTTCAGTTCCTCGTCGAGCACATGGCCGGGCAGCAGCTGCAGCTGGCACCCGTGAATGCCGCGATCGCTGCCTTCGACTTTGCGGATCAGCACTTCGCCGTCGCGCGCGACCATTGCAATGGCCAGCGCATCGAACAGGTTCTCGCTTAGGCGGCCGGTAACATCGTACTGGCCCATCTTGGCCCAGCGCGCATAGGCAGCCTGCAACCGCGCGCTGTCCTGTTCGTCGCGACTGCCGTCGCTGCGCCGCGCGTCGACCTTGAGCGTGAAGCCCGCCGGACCAACCACATTGTTGCGCACCAGGCTGCCGAACTTGCGCCCGTATTCGTGATTTCGGAAGAAGTCGCGGCTGCGCGCCCGCATCACCCGGAGGTGACGATAGAGCGACTGATTGATGTTCTGGTCCGTCGTCGTCCAGCTGCTGGTGAGCCGGTCTTGCCGACCCACCTCGAAGCTGCGCGACAGGCCCTGCCTTGCTGCGCGCGACATCATGTGCCGGGGCAGGCGAGCGAACGGCGGCAGTTCCGGTACCAGCTCGACATCATCGTCAGGTGCCGCACGGCCGAATTCGAAACCGAGGATCTTCATCTCAGAGCCTCACCAGCACGCGCTTCGGCCCGCGACCCTTGGTCGCCTCGCGGGCGACGATCCGGGCGTAATGCTTGCGCAGCGCCAGAAGATCAGCGTGCGGGACTTTGTCCAGCGCGCGACCGTCGGCGAAGGTGAACTTCATGTCTTCAGAACTGGCGCGGTTTTCCAGCACAGCATCGATCGCATCGAGCGCGCGCCGCGCCGGGCTGCGCTGGTCCTGCGCGGCCTTCGCCGGATCGGGCAGCACCTCGATTTGTCCGCTGTCGATAGTCGAGCGGTCCCCGTCCTTGGTCGCTGCGATCATATAGCGATACGGCCCCGGATCGAACGCGGTCGAAACCGCCGAGGTCACCGCAACCGCCCAGTCCTCACCGTCGGCCGTTGCGGCGACATTCACCGGAGCCCCGCCCACAAGCGCCTGCAGCACTAGCGACACAGCCCAGCCTGCCGATTCCGGATAGTCCCCGGACGGGATCGCCAGACGCAGACTGTCGCCCGCAATCATCTGCGCGGGCATCCGGTTCACGGTCATGGCATGTCCTAATTGAGGCGGCCCATCCACCCTTTGCCCCTGCGCACCGGCACCTTACGGCGGCGGGGCGCAGGGACCGGCGGGGGCTGGTCAGTCTCTGTCTCTGTCTCGGTTGGCAGCTCGGCTGCCTCGGGCAAGGGTTCAGCTTCGGTTGCCGTCGCCGCTTTGGTCGGCCACAGCACTGAAAATCCGCGCCACACCCAACGCATGTCCACACGGCTCTGAGCATAGCCCGGCCGCAGCAGCGTCGCCTCGCCGTAGACGAGATGGTCCCAGGTCTCGTTACGGGTGCGCCGCTTTTTCCACTTGCCGTCGACCAGCTCTTCGGCGGCGATTTCCTCGACGTATTCCATGCCCAGATCACCGGGCAGATGGATGTATCCCGGACCGGGTTGCGTGCGCCGAAGGCGGGCATCGATCATGTTCTTGATCCGGTGGACATTCGGGATCCACAGTCGAGCGGAACGCCGCTTGGCGCCGCCCCTGATTTTCTGGTCGGCAAACTGCCCCGCTGGCATCAGCGGCGCTGTCGGTTTTGAACCACCCTTCAACAGGGTTATCCGCCGCTCGTGCACACCCAGCGCCACAGCCGCCGCGAAGAAGAATTTCGCGCCTTCCGTCGCCTGGTCACCACTCTTGTCGGAACCGCCGGTGTCGACCGCCACACCCATGATCGGGGCATGGCCAACGATTTGGCCGGCCTCGATCACCTCGCCCCGATCGACATTGACCCGGGCACCTTCCACCATCGGGACCTTGCGGTCGAACAGAGGGAGCAGGGCCTTCCAGTGTTCCTTATGCACGAAGGGCTGCACGCCGGTGATCCCGTCGTCCAGCACGGTGATCGCAAACCGATCCACCACCCATGTCTCGCGCCCCGCGGCAAATCCGAGAATCGCCACTTCGAAGCGATCGTTCTGGACGTCGACCTGCGCCAGCAGCACCTTAGGGCCGCGCGGCACAGTGCCGACGCGCCATCCAGCTTCGCGGCGGCGGGCAAGTTCCTTGGCCTCGATCGGGCGTTCGCCCGACAATTGCGAGCGGTAGTTTTTCCCGCCCTTCACGTTCCAGAAGGTGCGCAGCAGGCTTTCGTCCTGCCGCTCCTCCCATGCAATCTCGGCCTCGCGCTGTTCGCGTGCCAGCTTCTCCCAGCTGGTGAAGCCCATCAGCCCGTCGCGCCGGAAGGTCCGGCGATATCTGCTGGCCGCCTTGTTCTTGGCGACGAACCCGCGGTTCGGAAGGTCTGCGAGGCTGCGTAGCACTTCGAACCGGGCGTCCGGATCGAGGATGCAACCATTGGCCCCGCACACGACATGAGCAGAGGCCGCCGCCTCATCCGGCGAGCCCTTTGTGAACTTCAGGTCACGGCGAATATCGATTTCCCACCGCTCGCCGCAGCTGGGGCAGCGCGGATGCAACCGCTCATCAGTACCGCCCTCGATGAAGGCCTCGATCCCGCCACCCTCGACCGCGGGGCTTGACGAAACCAGCGTGGTCTCACGCCCTTCGAACGTGGTCTGGCGACCGCGCAATAGGCCGAGCAGGCCGCCTTCGCCCTCGATATCCTCGGGCATTGCATCGAAATCGTCTGCCCAGGTATTGCAATAGGGCCGCTGGCGCAGCTGCGATTTGACGGGCCATGCCGCGCCGACATAGCAGCCCTTGAACAGCTTCAGGTGCATGTTGTCCGCGCTGCTGTCGGGTAGCAATGCGTTCCGCAGCACCGGCACCGATCGCACCAGTTCGTTGATGCGCAGCTTCACGAACGCCTCGGCGGCAGCCTTGTCGGGCTGCACCATCAGGAACGGCACGGCCGACCGGTCGACCGTCCACCCCATCCATGCCTCGCCGACCATCGACTTGCCTGCCTGCGCCGGCCCCATGTCGCCGACCTCCGGAGTTTCCGGATCGCCGAGGGCGTCCATGATCTCGGCGAGATAGGGCAGGGCGAGTGGATCGTAGCGCGGCATGAACCGCTCGGCCCACTGCGAAACGGTCAAGCGTTCCTTCGGGATGTAAAGATATGCGAGCCGGGCGAACAGCTGGGCGCCGGTTTCAAACGGCGGCAGCGCCTCCACCCGCTGCATCAGCATCGTCGTTCTCCGTCAGCCCTTTCAGTGCGGCCGCGAACTGGCGGCGATCGTAGTCAATCAGCTCCTCTGCGGCGGCCAGCTGCTCGCGCGACAGGTTCACGCGCTTGGCAAGGCGCGTCATGAAGCTTGCCCGGCGCTGCGCGTCCGCCACCAGGACGTCCGAGATTGCGGCCTCGATGTCCGCCTTACGGATCAGCTCGCCGCGCTTCTCAGCGACCTTGATCGCGTAGAATTCTTCTTCGAGCAGCTTGCGCCGCTCTTCTGCCGACAGGCCAACCTGCGACACATCCGCCGCCGCGCCTTCGCCGAGCAGCTCGAGGCCCAGCTGGCGAACGCGCTCGGCATGGTCCCGCTCGGTCTGGACCCGCTTGGCCTCCCGCGCCTTGAGCCAGGCAATCCCGGCGGCGACGTCAATCTCATACGCTTGCCCGTTGGTGCCGGGCAGCGCCGGAAAGTCCGGATTATCCTTGATCAACCGCCGCAGCGTCGGCTCCGACGGCACGCCGGGGATAGCGGCGAACTCGCCAAGCGAGGCAATCAGCGCCTCAGCCATGACCGAAACCGTAAGAAAAAACAGAGCGCTCCGAAAAATCCGAAACTCTCACACAAGCCGCGCCTTCGGTCCCCGTACAGGGGAGGATGCCAGGAAGGACCCAAACCCCTGCCACCCGAACGCCAGCGGCCATCGTGCCGTCAGGCATAGCGTTTTCGCGCCCAACCAGCGACTGAGGATTTTGCCGCGCGCTCACATTCCCCCCCTTGACACGTTCCTCTCGCGGAAATCCGCGCTGTTGAGGCCCACCGCGATAGCACGCAGGGCCGCCCGATAGCGCTTGGCAAGCCCATCCTGCCCCCGCGCCACACCCATGAAGCGCATGATCTTGGCCCACGGCAGCTGGGTATAGCCGGTTGCGTGGAAGCTGAGGCACACCGCAAGCAAACGACGATCGGCGGCGGCAGGCACCAGCATCATCCAGTCGCTCACCATATCGCGCCGGTCGACCTCCTCGCGCGAAAGCGGCAACGGACGGACAGCCACTTCCTCGAGGTCGCCCCCGCGAGCGTCATAGTCGCCCTTGCTCGCCTCGCGCGTCATCAGGTGCCAAGGCCCGTCCGAAGCGAACGGCCAGCGCCCACCACCAGGTGATCGACGCCACAGCACGGTCGCCTCGACCAGAGCCTCGCGGACCAGATCGAACGTCCACCACTCGACCGCATCGATATCCATCAGCGCCATGCCACTATCCTCCGCGAAGCACTTTGCTCCATTTGCCAATCCCCTGAAAAAGACAGCATCCACAGTAGATTACTGATCATTCTCCACCTTCTCTTCCAACAAATGGAGGAAAGGAACGAAACATCACACCACCCCCGCACGCCCGCGCCCGCACACACAAGGGGGCAGCGCCGTTGCTTCCATTTCTCCAGACGCGCAGAAATCCGCCGTTTTCTGGCTCCATTTCCCACATTAGTGGAGCGAACCGCCCGCCAATGGAGCGAAATCCGCTATCGTCAGGGGGCCTAATCATCGCCTGGAACCCAGTCCGCGCTGTCTCCAGTGGGCCATTGCGAGGGGGCCGGGGGCGGCGCCCCAGCTGCAGCCGCATCGCGTGCGTCTTCATCAGCAGCGGTCCAATACCCCGCTTTGACGTCCTCGAGCGTGACGACAGGCCGGACACCGACCCACCATGCCCCGTTCGAATGCTTTTCCTTGAAACGCTTGGCTGCGACCTCTTTCGAGAACGCCCGTTCGGCCATCTCGTAGGAGCCGGTCTGATGGCACCACGCCTGATAAAGCTCGAACAGCTCGCGCTTCTGCACCCGCCATGGCCGGGCGCGGCTGTCCTCTCCGACCTCACATGTCTGGCGCAGAAACCGCCCGATGGTGTCGCTGTCATCCCGATATTCGGACGTCGCAAGCCGGACATCCTCCGGCTCGATCAGCCCGTTTTTCTTCCAGTCCAGCAGGCCGCGCATCAGCCAGGCGAAGATTCCGTCCCGCTCGGCCAGCAGCTTGTCCTTCAGGGCCTTGTCGCGCTTCTCGGCCGGGATATCAGCCTCCCAAGGCACCAGCTGCATCCGTCGCCAGATGCCGTCGCTGGTATCCTTGATCACCGGCTTGTTGTTGCCCGATATCGTGATCTTGAACTCGGGGAAGAACGTGAAGAAGCTCTTGTTCAGGTGGCGCGCATCAACAGGATCCTCGCCGGTCAATTCCTTGACCAAGCCTTCATCGAGGACCGCGCCCTTGCTGGGCTCCGATACGCGCAAGAACCGCACGCCGGGCAGTTTGGCGATGGCTGGCGTGGCCTGATCACCCGATTTCTTGCCCTGGTCGAGAAGGCTCGCGATCTTGATCGTCCCGGCATAATCGCCCGCGATCCGCGCGATCGTCTCGACCCATGTGCCCTTGCCGTTGGACCCGCCGCCGTAGAAGAAGGCGAGCTTCTGCTCCCCGGTGAAGCCTGTCAGGCTCAGCCCGCCCCACTGGGCAAGGAAACGCCGCATCTCGGGCTTCGGCTGCACCGTGGCGAGGAAATCCTCATACACCGGTGATCGCGCGTTCGGACGATACTCGACATCGGCCAGCTTGGTGATGAAGTCATCGCGGTTGTGCGGATGCAGCACCATGACCCACGCCATGTGCCATTCGCTCTTGCCAGCGGCGACCTCCTCGGGCGCGCGCTTGCGCCGGGCCTGTTCCAACCGGAGCGTGCCGTTCAGGACATTGATCGCCATCCGCTCGCGGTCGAAATCACCGACATTGGCGACAAGCGCCGTCATGCTCTTGGCCAGCGCCCCGGCGGCGGCGATCTTCCCCGCCGCCTCGGACGATCGCGCCCATTCGGCGAGCTTGTCCGAATACATAACGGGATGGTTGCGCTTGAAGTCGACCACGAAATCCATCTTCGCGGCATGCTCGCGCTCGAACGCGGCGAGCGCCTCGCCCGCCAGATAGGGCGGGGCCTCGGGCCGCTCCCCGCTGGCGCGCACCAGCTGGGCTTCGTTCTTAATCGCCCGCATCGTGGCGAAGATCGCTTGCATGACCTCTGGGGGCAGTGCGCGCGGCTCCTCGCCGAGCAGCAGCCAACGCCGGCCATCCCAGCGAAACCAGCCCAGCTCCGCGCAGAACCGGAAGTCGTTGCCGTACCGATGCACGAACCGCTCAGCATTGCCGAGGTCGGTCATCGGGAAACGGGCACAGACCCGGTCAAGATCGGCATCAGCGAGGGGGCGCAAGGCCACCACCTTCTTCCCTTGCCCTCCCGATGGGTCAGCAGCACCGCCCGTTCCGTTCGGAGTTTCAGGGGAACCATCCCCACCAGCGGGGTGCGGGGTCTGATCGTCAGATGCTGTCGCCATCACATCCCTCCCGCATCATGCCAGGCCAGCGCACTGGCGGCGCGGGGCGGGGACGCAGGGGCGGGCAGGGCCTTGGGCGCGCTGGACCGGCTCGCGTCGATAACAACCGGAAGGAGCGCTTCGGTCAGCGGGCCTTCGATGCCCAGCACCCGGCGATAGAGCACCAGCACGCTTTCTGTTGCATGGCGCCCAGCGCTGGACCCTTCCAGCATGTCGGCCTCGATCATCTTTACCACCGCATCGACCTGCGGACGTTGCAGCCCGGCAAGCTTCGCCAGCTCGCGCACGAACTTGCGCTCTTCGCGGATCGGTTCCAGCGCGGCACGCTCGTCGGCGCGCAGCTGAAGCAGGCGCTGCACTACCCAGACAAGGCGCTTCTCGCTCTCGTCTTCCGGCTCAGGCCAGCGATAATCATCGCCGGTTATGTCGCTTGTGGCCGGATCGCCCGGGGCAACCGTGTGAAGGGCCATGTCTCGCCCGGCACGATCCACTCCCGAAATCAGCCGCTCGTACCGGCTGCGCCAGGTCGCCAGATATTCACCGCGCAGCTCCTCGTGCGCGATCTGGCCCGCCAGCGCCGAAAGCTCCTGCCACACCGCCGCGCGCTCCTCTGGCGCAGCATCCGGCCCGACGTCACCCGCCACATCGGCAAACAGGAAGGCATCCAGCCCCATCGCTTCGGAGACAACCGCCTCGATCCCGCGCGCACCCTCAGCCCGCGAAAGATCGTCGGGATCCTGCCCCTTCGGCAGCAGCGCGACCTTAAGCGTGCGGTCAGGCGCGAGGCCGGGCAGGGCCCGCTCGCACGCCCTGCGCGCCGCCTTACGTCCAGCACCGTCGCCATCGAACATCAGGATCGGCGCGCGGACCAGCTGCCACAACCGCTCGAGCTGCGCTTCGGTCAGCGCCGTGCCCATCGGCGCGACCGCTTCGGCAATGCCGACGCTGGCGAGCGCGATCACGTCGAAATAGCCCTCCACCACCAGCGCGCGCTTGGCCTGCCGGATCGCGGGCGCGGCGCGGTGCAGGTTGAACAGGATCCGGCCCTTGTCGAAGATCTCCGAATCCGGCGAATTGATGTACTTGGCCGCATCGCGCATCGTGTTGGGCCCAGCGCGTGCGCCAAAGCCGACGATCCGGCCTCGCGCATCATGCACTGGAACGGTGATGCGCCCGGCGAAGCGCGAGCCGGTAGTGCCGTCGTCGCGCTGCCAGAACAGTCCCGCCGCCACCGCGTCGCTCTCCTCGATGCCCGCCGTGGCAATCCAGTTGCGCCCCTCGGGAGCGACCCCGAGACCAAAAGCCTCGGCCAGATCGCCCCCGACACCGCGCTTGCCGAGATACTCGCGCACGGATTGCACCCGGCCAAGCTGAACGGCGAACACGGCCTGCGCCGCCTCGAGCGCCGGCCGGATGCCATCGACCCGCGCCGCCCGCTCCTGCGCCGCCGCGCTCGGCGCCGGCATCGCCATGCCCGCCGCCTCGGCCAGCTCGCGCACGGCATCAAGGAACGGCAGCCCCTCGACCTCGGTCAGCCAGCGGATCGGCCCTGCGTGAAAGCCGCAGCCGAAACAATGCGCGAAGCCCTTGTCGTCGTTGACGGTGAAGCTCGGTGTGGTCTCTTGGTGCACCGGGCAACAGGCCTTGAACTCGCGCCCGGACTTCTTCAGCGTGACCCGTCTGCCCACCAGCGCGGACATCGTGGCGCGCGCCTGCACCTCATCAAGAAACGTCTGCGAAAGCACTGAAATCCTCCCCGCTGGCAGCTACGCCGCCACATCCCGAAGCTTGCACCAGGCGCTGCCGCAGCGCTTGGCCTCTTCTGGCCTCCGAAGCTTCTCGCACTGGCCGCAGAACTGGGCCCCGGCCTTCCTCTTCTCGAAAGCATCTCCGAAGGCCACGCCACCGCCCACAACCGGCAGAGGCGCGTCAGCAACCCGCGTGGCAGTCACGCCGGCATTGCCGCTGGCAGGCTGAGGCACGCTGGTCGACATGGCGCGGCGCAGCACATTGGTCATCGCCGCCACGCGGCCATCGCCGGAAGCGGCCATCTCGCGCAGTGCGGCATTGCGCCAGTCTTCCTGTGTCCGCGCGCCCAGCGCCGCGATCAGTCGCGAACGCGCAGCATCATCGATCACGCGCGCCCCGTTATGACCCGCGCATACTGCGACAAGCCCGGGGAAGATCGTCCCGGCATAGGTCAGCACCTGACCCTTGAAGGCATCGCCCATCACCGCAAGCGCCAGCTCTGTTGCCGCCGCACCATGCGATTTCCAGGCAGAACGGATCCCGCCGATGTTGGCCAGCTGCCCGGGTTTCCAGAACAGCGTGTTCGAATGCGGGGCGAGCATCAGCCCGGCGCGCTCCATGGCCGCGCCGATCGCGATGCAATCTGCATCCCCTGCCACGACGGCCGCGCGGAACTTGTCCAGCGCCGATACCGGACGTCGGCGATCGTTCAGATCATTGAACAGCGCCGCTTCCTCGGCGACGTCGGTGTATTCCTCGATCAGGCACGGCAGCTGCTGAATATCGCCCCGCAAGCGAGCCGCGGCGAGCCGGTGCTGTCCGTCCACCACGAACAGCCGGCCATCGCGGCGCGAGACGGTCAGAAGCTGCGCGCGGCCCCAGTGCCAATTCAGCGCGATCTGCGCGATCAGGGCCTGACTTTCCGGGTTCTCGATCGACCGCTGATAGCTGGGATCAACCTCGAGCTGGGCGGGCAGGCAGAACTGCATCACCGGCAACTGCCCGCGCGGCGACAGCATCGCCTCGCGCGAGAACGCCTTGCCAGCCCTCCCGGCCCCACGCCCCTTGGCGGCCAGCCCCAGCTTGCGCATCCTATCGCGCACCGTTTCATGCCCGACGCCAAGTTCGGCGGCGATCTGCCGCTGAGAATGCCGCGCCGCGAGCAGCGCCTTGAGCTTCGGATCGAGCACGCCCCAATCAGGGCGATTGCCGTGCGCTGCCTTGTCCGCGTTCATTACGCAGCACTCCGGACATCATCGGCGGCCATAAAGCCGACATCAGCCAGCGTAGCGCCACGGATCGGATAGGGTCCGGTGTAAGCGGTCGGACGGTCAGCCGAACCGACTTCAATCGCAACCTCGACCGCCAATTCCTTGGCCAGATCGAACGCCCGCAAGGCGCGGCCAAGCTCGGCATGCATCGCCTCAGCCTCGGCCCGCGTGAAGATGTTGCCCGGCTCTTTCAGGCCCTCGCGGCGCTCCTGCACAAAGACCAGATGGCCCTCGATGCCAAGCTTGGCGTCCCCGTTCGGCATGGCCACCGCGTAAAACCGGCGCGGGTTACCCGGCCACGGCAGATAGGGGTCAGGACGAGCCATCGTTACACCCTCCTCGTTGATTTTCCGGCGTGCCTGCCGGTCAGGATCGTCACCACCCGCGGCGCATTCGGGCCGCAGTCCTCGACAGAAATCTTGCCCTGACGGATCAGCAGGCCGACGCGGTACCGGGCGGAATCCTTGCCCGAGAGGCCACAGCGCTTCGCCAGCTCATCATTGCTGGGGGCAGGGCGATCACTCACCGCCGCAAGTGTGAGGCATTGCAGGATCAGGGACAGGCTCGACCGCCGCACCACTTTGCGCCGGGCGTAACCCCGCGCGGCGCGGCGCTGGTCGGCGGCAGACAGCGGGGCCGAGCCGCGCTCCACCAGGAACAGGAACTCGCCCCCTTCGCGCTTGCGCTTGGGATGCAGCACACCCGCATCCACCAGCGGCCGCATCGCCTGCACAAGCTCGACTGGCGGGCGCTCGCCGCGACCATAGGTCGCCTGCGTCCCCGGCTTGGCGCTTTCGGCAAAGCGCATGATGTCACCCGCCCGGCACAGCATCAGCGCGGATCCTCGTCGCGCCTGTCGGCCTGCTCCACCACCGCCGGCTTGCAGCGCACCAGCGCCTCGATCGGGATCAAGCGGTTGCCTTCCCGAACAAAGCGCGGCGCGCGCAACATCCGGTCGGAATATCCGTTGAGCATCGTCACTCTCCTGCCAAAGGCTGCAATTCGGTGATCGTGGCCTGCGCGAGCTGGCCGATCGCCGCGCGTTCGCGGTGATCGATGCGGCCATCAGCAGCGGCCTCGGCAATCGTGCCCGCGAGCGTGTTGAGCTTCGCGGCAACCATCAGCGCATTGGCGCTGTCGTCGTGATCGATGGCGATCAGGCGCAGTCCGGTCGGGCGGATCAGCTCGTCGGCCAGATGGCGGGGCAGCTCGCCCAGAAGCGCACAGAGTACATGGCCGGGCAGGGTGACACCGTCGGCCCAGCGCCGCAGGTCGCGCGGCGTCTCGCCAACGGCGCGGGCCAGAGCTTCCAGCGCGCCACCGTCGTGCTCGAAACGGCGCAGCACGTTGGCAAGCCGGTCGGCCAGATAATGCTTAGATGGGGCGTCAGGCCGCACGATCCTGCGCCTCCTGCGTGGTAACACCAACCCTGTGAACCAGATCGACCGCCTCCTGCGGCACCGCGCCATCGGGCCAGTTGCCCGCATCGCCGAAGAAAGCGGCGAACTCCTCAAGCGTGGCCGTCGTGGTCGAAACCCGGGCGTTCTCGAACCGCGCGAAGAAGCGCGTGTCATTCTTGACCAGTCGGCCAAGCCGGGCGAGGCTGGCATCCGACTTCTCGGCCCAGATCGCGGCGACCGAACAGAGCAGTTCGGTCAGAGGGAGGGGTGGCTGTGTCATCGCTGCCGGATATGACGGAGATATCCGTCACCAGTCAAGCGGAAATTACCTTCGTTCCACTGGCGGGCATTTCCTGCGATCTTCTGCACATGTCAGAAGCAGCCGAAATCCTGCGCGTCCGCCTCGCCGAAGCTATCGACCGCAAGGGGATCACCGCACGCACCTTGAGTGGCCTGATCAAGGCCAACCACTCCTATGTGTCGCAGCTGCTGAGCGGGAAGGGCGGGGTGCCCGCCGCCTCGCGCCTTGCTGCCCTCGCGCGCGAGCTCGAAGTCAGCGTCGATTGGCTGACGGGCGACAGCAACCAGCGTGAGCCCATCCGCAGTGAGGTGACCGTCCTCGATGGCCCGGTATCATGGCGCGGACCCGCGCCGGACTTGCCACCTGTGCCGCTGGTCGGTACCGGCGACTGCGCGACCATAAGTTTCGAGGACCAAAGCGGAAATATGCTCGAGATCGAGCGCTGCAGCTTCGATGCCGATCACACCGTGCGCATGATCGCGCGTCCTCCGGCGTTGGCTGGCGCCCGCGATGTCTATGCCATCTACTTCCATGGCGAGAGCATGTTGCCTCGCTTTGAGCCGGGCGATGTCGGCTTCGTCGATCCGCGGCGTCCGGCAGGCCCGGGCGATTACGTGCTGGTGCAGCTCAACAGCGGACAGGATGATGATGTCGTCAGCGTGCTGGTCAAAAGGCTCGTCCGCGCCACCGCGAAAGAGCTGATCCTGGAACAGTTCAACCCGCCTGCCACCTTCACCGTCCCGCGCGCCCGCGTGGCCCGCTATCACCGGATCCTGCGCCAGGCCGAATTGTTCCTGTGACCCATCCGCCACACGAATGACGGACATATCCGTCATTAAGTGTTGACAGAGGATATTTCCGTCATTTATTTCCGCCTTCATCACGAAGGAGGAAACCATGACGCATTCCCCCAGCATCCGCGCCATTGCGCTGGACGAATTCACCCGCCGCCGCGCCAGCTGGCTGAAGGCAAGGCGCGAAGGCGCTGCTGATTGGCCCGGCGATCCGGCAAACGAGAACCTGACCCTCTGGACTGCCATTGCGCTCGCCGCTGGTGTCGGCCGCGATCTCCCGCGGGAAATCTGCGCCGCCATCGAGATCGAGGCGTTCTTCCCCCACCGCCGCAAGTTCCTGCCCCGCGCCGATCACATCGCCCACGATCACGCATGGAAGGGTGAACTTGCCCGCGCCCGCGATGTCGCCCGAACCAAGGCCGAAGGCAGCAATGACCAGCGCCTGATCCATCGCGCGCTCGATCTCACCCATCTGGCAAATGTCCTCGGCGCTCCGCCGGTGACCACGCCTGCCAGCTTCGAGGCGAGGGAAGCGGCATGAGCGCCGACACCCTGCGCCGCATCGTCTGGGGCACGCTCGGCCTGTTCTGCGTCGGCTTCTGGTCGCTGGCCATCATCGGTGCGCGCTCGCTGACCGTCGCGCCCGAATGCCCCTCCGTCTGGGAAGCGGCAAAAACGCCGATGGCAGGCCCGCGATGAAGATCGTCGCGCAACTCATCACCGCCGGGATCACCGGCTTCATGTTCATCCCGGCGCTAGGCGCCGTGCTTTGGAGGATCACCCAGTGAAACCCGGAGAACGCATCCACCCGCGCCCCGTCATGAACGACGCCCAGCGCCTGCATTACTACGGCCGCCTGCGCCCGATGCACCAGCCCAGCTGGTGGCAGCGCCTGCTCGAAAGGCTGGGGCTGTGAGCGCGCCGGTTCTCGCCCGTCCAGAACCGGCCACTGCCCGCTGGAAGGCCACGATCTACTACCGCAGCGCGGCGCTCGGTTCTGTCGATGTCGAACACGGCATCGAGGAATTGTCCGAGCTGCACGACATCGTCGAGCGAGGGCCGGACTGGAACACGATCGCCGCGATCACGATCCACCTCGATCGCAAGAGCGATCCGACCCTGACCATCGAACAGGCGGCCGGACAATGACCCCCGCCCGCCGCCAGAAGCTCGAGGCCGGGCTCGCGATCATCCGCGCGGTGAACGACGCCGACGCCTGGGACACCCGCACCGCTGAAACCCGCGAGGCGCTGGTCAACGCAGGCGCGTCCCTGACCGACGGGCTGACCTACACGTTCCGCCTCGGCGGGGTCACCGCCAGCTGCACCCACGACAAGGGCGAGCACCTGCTCCTGCGCTGGGCCGCCAACGCTCGCAAGGCACTCGCCGAGGCTGACGACAGCACTACCACCAGCGACGGGAAAGGGTGATGAGCGGCTTCGATTACATCAACCGCACCTATGGCCTCTCAGTCAATCGCGGCACCCGAGTGCGCTACACGGGCGACGATGCGGCTCGAAAGGCTGGCGGACGGCTTGGCACGATCACCAGTACGAACGGCGCTTACCTTCGCATCCGCATGGATGGAGACAGCTTTTCTCAAGAGTATCATCCAACGTGGGAACTCGAGGTGCTGCTGTGACTGAGGGCAAGCCTGTCACCGCTCATTGCAGCGAATGCCAGCATGAATGGGTGTTCGTCTATTTGCCCATGCCGCTGTCCACTTTCGCCAAGCTCGCCCGCAAAGCCGCGTGTCCGAAGGGCTGCAATGGCAAAGTCTACTGCGGGAGTGTGAAATGACCACCGGCTGCCCCACGCTTGACGAAGCCCGTCCTCCGGCCGATTGGTGCGAGCTGCTCGGCGCGCGCGGCATCGTCATCTCGGAGCGCACCCTGCGCGAGCGCGCCAACCGCCTCGGCCAGCGGATCTCGCGGCCGCATCGAACACCAGGGCGCAGCGATCACCGAATACTACCGCTGCAGCACGGGAACATCTGATGAAGGCGGCGCGCGCGCGTGGGTCCGCGACGAGGAAGCCCGCCGGATCCGTCGTCACCTTCTCGGCGACGAAGCGGGGCTGACCTTCTCCGAGGCGGTGCTGCTGTACGAGGCAGACCCGAAGACCGCCGAGTACCTGCTCCCCATCATCGACAAGATCGGCGAGATGATGGTCACCCAGATCACGCCGCGCTACGTGCGCGAGCTGGGCGCAGATCTCTACCCTGACAACGGCACCGCCACATGGACGCGGCAGGTGATCAGCCCGATCCGGGCGGTGATCAATAACGCGCACGACCTGGGCAAATGCCCGCCGATCCGTATCAAAGGCTATTCGAAGGCCGAGGCGGTCGCGCAGGACAAGGCGCGCGGTCGCACCGGCCGCCGTCGCTATCCGCCGGGAAGCTGGGAATGGCTGCTCGCCTTCCGCCAGCACGCCAGCGCCCGCCACGGCGCGCTTGCGCTGCTGATGTTCTGCACCGGCGCGCGGATCAGCCAGGCGTGCGAGATGCACCCGGGCAAGCACCTCGATCTGCAGAACGGCAAGGTGATCATCCCCGGCGCCAAGGGATCGCCCGATCGCGAGCTCGATATCCCGACCGAACTGGTGGTGGAGCTGGCGAACCTGCCGCCGCTTTACCCGCGCGGGTGGGAGCGCAAGCCCGCGAACCTGCGCGTCTTCGGATGGAGCTCGAGAAGCGGGCCGCGCAAGGGCTGGGAAACCGCCTGCAAGAATGCCGGGATCGAGTTCATCTCCTTCCACAGCGCCGGCCGCCACGGGTTCGGGCAAGAGATGAACGTGCGCCAGGGCCTCGACGAGAAGGCAGCGGGGGCATGGGGAGGGTGGTCAGACACCAACCTGATGCGCCGCACCTACACCCACGCCGAGGGCACCAAGGACAAGGTCCACAGCGCGTTCTACGCAGGCCTGCGCGCAGCCGAGGCGGCGACGGGATTGCAGCTGCAGGCTGGAGCAGTGGGGAAGCTCAGCGCGGCACGACGCCGCGCTACCCGCAAAGCCAGTTAACCGGTATACTTGCAGCTCGCGTGCGATTCCGAATAGGCGAGGAAAACCTGATGACCGATGTGCCGCTTTCTCACGCCATGCTTTGCTGGAATGCGGGCTTCGATGGTGCGCCGCCGTCGTTTCGCGTGTTTCATCACCCAGATACATCAGGTGCGACCAGAGCCTACCAATTTTCGGTTGGCGCGTGCTTCAGCAACTGGAAGGAAATGGATGACACAGAGCGAAGGCTGCAGCTGATGATTGATGCTTGGCACGCGGCCGCGTTCTACGAGGTACCAGTGTCTGTGATCCGCGAAGGATTGCTGGTCATTCCTGAGTATCGAGACATGCTGGCCAGTGACTGCTTGCCGAAGCAGTTCCAACATGAGCGCGAATAGCGAGACCGAGGATCGGTCGCCTGACGAAACCGCTCCACACCTTTAGAACAAATCGTGACTGCGCGCCTTGCGAATCGCTCTGATCGATTCGATAAGGACTTCGGTCGCGCTACCGCCTTGTCCGCGATTCCCTCAAACCTCGGCGCTCCTGTGGCGCGAGGGGCGCGAGGCCTCTCGGGGAGCTGGCACCAAGCCAGTCTCGGACAATGGAGGCGAAGATGGCACCACGAGTATTCGTGCGCGCTTATCGTCGCTGGCGGTTCGGCCAATGGGAGAGTGTGTGCCAGCACACTCGCCGTTGGCCTCGCCAGTATTCGTTCAATTTTTGATGACTGAATGACTCAGGTAGCGCGGCCACCCTTTCTGGATGTGCCGTGAGCGGTGTTCTTACACAGCAGGAATCACGAGGCAAGGCCGATCAGACATAACGATATCGTTATGTCCGAATGTGCTGCGGCGTGATCACAAGACCTGCAGAACAAGCCGCGAACCGCTGTACGGGGTTTGTACGGATTCGGCCCGCATCGGCCTGCATTTTCGTGCAATGTTCCGCATCGAGCGAAACGACCATTTTTCCCGGCAGGGCTAAAAGCCTCTGAAACCTTGGGAAAAATGGTGGGCGCGACAGGGATTGAACCTGTGACCCCACCCGTGTGAAGG